GCCGCGGCTCCCGAGTGACAAAAAAGCCCGCTTATGCGGGCTTTTTTGTTTTTTCCCTCAAGCTCACTGACGTGTTCTTGCCTCAACTACTTTCTGGTATATAGCGATAGCTTCATCAACCAAAGCTAATGGATAGCAAGAATTTATATTCAATCCGGAGGGGCACTTAATTCTTTCTGCTCCACGCTCACTACGCAATTTTTCACACCATTGCCAAAGTTCCTCAACTGAATAGGTATCCAAACCTAACTCCATCAATCGTTGAGGAACACTTCTGAACTGAGACAAATCTCTTAAACTTTCTAACGAGTTAACTTTTAGTTCAACTTGGTTTACTCTACTTTCTAACTCTTCACGTTTTTCTATTTCCATTACCAATGCTTGAACCGTCTGCTGCAGACTGTTAGCAAAAGCACTCAGTTCTGAACGTTCTTGTTTAGGTGGCGGAGGATATACACCAAATTCACGAATAGACGGAAGGACCTGATGAAAAAGCCAGCGTTGGAATTTTTTCCCCGCAGCAGTAGTGTCCTGAGCAAGTACTCTATATAGACCTGGTTCAGTAAGAAATACCTCAGAGATAGTTTCACCATCCACGACAAGAGAAACATTCCTAAACTCATCTGGATCTAAAGTTTTTATTACTGCTCTTATTACAGTGAGCAAGCTTTGAGAAGTCTTTCCATCCAGTTTTCTGTTCTCAGCAGAAAGCGTTCTTAGCACATCTGAAAGTGAAACAAAAATCTGCCCTTTTTCATTCATGCTACGGATATAATTTTCTCCACACTCTCCTTCGTAGCATAATTGTAACAAATTCTTTTGCACGCCATCCCCTCCTTTTTTTATGGATTATACATCCTATAAACATGTTGTCACCGAAAGGGAAAAGCATAAACCCAATTTATGTTCCACAAGATGTTCAAAAATCAAATAACCATATAGCTGAGGAGCACAAAAGAGCAAAAGTTTACCAACCCCATATATCCATACAGCACATAAAATTGACACTACATATGGTATTTTTTAAGTTACGCCTTGCACCATTTCATGATTTTATGTAGATTGTCATCACACGCTGAGATTAAAAAATTCTACAATTTTTGTTGATCTTGAGTTTGGTTTTTAGTATAAGTAAGCATGGATTGTAGGAGGCGCAACATGGTAACTAGCTTTGGTAAGACTCTCAGAAAAATGAGAATAGACCGGGGTATGGTGCTCAAAAATATGGCTGATCTGTTAGGCGTTAGTTCGGCTTACTTATCCGCCATTGAATTAGGCAAAAGAGCTATACCGGACTCATTAGTAAATACGATTGCAACAACTTTTGAGCTTAGCGGGCAAGACATCATCAATCTCAAGAAACAGGCAGAGATTTCTCAACCGTCCATTAAGGTTGATATGTCGGATGCAAATGAGCAGAACAAAGAACTAATGCTTGTTTTTGCTCGTAAATTTAAGGACCTGAGTCCAGAGCAACTCGATAAGCTTAATAAAATGTTAAAGGACTGAATAATGATTGCGAAACGAGAACTTGGCCATCGCGTTTCACCTCTCAGCACCAGCATGATTAAATCATACGCTCATCGTCTGAGAGACGTTCTTCAGATATCAAATCACACATATCTGAGACTGGATGTATTACTAGAAGGTCTTATGGCCTCAGAAAGCATTGAGCTAGAAATTGTTGAAGATCATGAACTGCCCAAACGCTATGCAGTGACTTATCCAGATAAGAACAAAATTGTTTTACAGCGATCTGTTTACGATGCAGTGTGCAATGGTGAGAACCATGCGAGATTCACTGTTGCGCATGAACTTGGTCATTTAGTCATGCATCGCAATCAAAGTATCTATGCACGTAATAAGACTAGTGGAGGGCATAAAATCTATGAAGACAGCGAATGGCAAGCAGATGTTTTTGCAAGCCACTTCTTAATTGACTCAAGACTAGTTTTGCCCACAATGACTGTTGAAGATATAAGCAAAACATTTGGTGTCAGTCAACAAGCGGCTGAAACCTGGATGAGAAAAAATGCAAAAAGATAACGAAAAAGCCAGCGAACCGCTGTCGCTGGCTTCTCCTATCGTAAGCAAATACGAAAAACTTGGCGGTTGTGAGTATACGCTTACCTTAGGTTTTGTCAACAGCGAAACTTTACAGGTAACACGATATGACCATTGAAAAAGCTGTATCTGAGGAATACATCACAATTTACCGTCCTTTTATTACGGTCAAAGGTAAACGGATCTTTGCTCGTCAAAAAGGCTTGGCAGCCTTTCCTATCAAAATTCCTGCCTCTAAGTATCGAGGATAATCTTTGCTAATCTTAGGCCCTTTTCTAGGGCCTTTTATTACACTTCTGTTACGCGCACCACAGATAGAGTTTCAGCTAAAACTTTTGTTCATACCTAGGAGTCTGCTGACGAGTGGTTTGTTCACTAATAAACACGTAAAAACGGTAACGGCTGGACATCATTCAATATTCGCACTATTGGAAGTTCCCCAGCCAGCCACAGCACGTTCTTGCATACAACGTGCCTGCGGTTTTTGAGACCGGTCCGATCATCAAACGAAACATAAAATTAGCTCACACCATGAGGAAAAGTATCTTTTTTTACTATTTAAATTCAAAGAATTAGCCTCATTTTCCCGATAGTTTTCTCAACACTACTGGTTGTGAGCCCTTGCAATGTTCATTAATATACGTCTCACAAATAATTCATAGATATTGCAAAATGGATATTACTGAGTTTCCTTCTGGAGTAATTGAACACCTTGGCTGGTATGTATACCGATTGATTGATCCGAGGGACGGAAGCACCTTCTATGTAGGGAAAGGCAAAGGTAACCGCGTATTTGCCCATATGCGCGGTGAAGTGGCAGCGACTGATGATGACGAGTTACTGAGCAACAAGCTAAAGCAAATTAGAGAAATAAGGTTAGCAGGACTTGAGGTTATCCATGTCATCCATCGACACGGAATGACTGATGAAAAGACGGCGTACGAAGTTGAAGCTGCACTTATTGATGCCTACCCTGGGTTAACGAATATCATGAATGGTGCTGGCAGCAATGAATTCGGTGCCGCGCATGTCAAAGAGTTGATAGCAACATATCAACCCGAAACCATAACATTTCATCATAAAGCATTAATGATTTCCGTTAACAGAAGTGCAAAGGATTCAGAGCTTTATGATGCGGTTCGATTTAGCTGGCGCATTAATGTCTCTCGCGCCAGCCAAGCAGAAGTCATTCTTGCGACTGTAAGGGGAATCGTTCGAGGGGTTTTCATTGCTGATAAATGGCTCAAATCAACACGTGAAAATTTCCCTACGATGAAATACTGGGACGAGGATCCGGACTTTGAGGCAACACAAAGTTCTCGCTATGGTTTTGAAGGTCGAGAAGCCCCACCTGAAATAGCAAATCTTTATCTTGGAAAAAAAATACCAGATGAATTAAGAAAAAAAGGAGCTATGTCCCCGGTCCGTTACTCACCTAATTTTTGAGTCTTTAAGTGATAAGCATAAACCGCAGCACGATCTTCTTGCATACGACGTGCTACGGTTTCATTTATCTCCGACCGGAAACTTCTTATACAGTGTCGATATACCAACATCATAGATGATCGCCACCTTCTGGCGAGGAACGCCTGATGCAATTAATCGTCCGGCCTGCTCCCATTGTTCTGGTGTAAGTTTGGGGCGACGTCCACCAATTCGTCCCTGTGCGCGAGCTGCTTCTAGTCCAGCTTTTGTTCGTTCAACAATCAGTTCACGCTCCATTTCAGCCAGGGCACCCATCACATGAAAGAAAAAGCGCCCCATTGGGGTACTAGTATCAATTGAATCCGTCAGACTACGAAAGTTGATGCCTCGTTCGCGCAACTCCTCCACCAGCACGACAAGATGCCGCATACTGCGCCCCAGTCGGTCCAGTTTCCAGACCACCAGCGTGTCACCTGCCGATAATGTCCTGAGCAGCTTTTTCAGTCCTGGTCTGTCGGACTTTGTACCGCTTATCTTGTCTTCAAAAATCAGCTCACACCCTGCACAGTTCAGCGCATTGCGTTGTAGATCGGTATTCTGGTCATTTGTTGATACACGTACATAGCCAATAAGCATGTTAAATCCCCCTGGTAAAAGCAGGAATGATGCCATTTGCTTGTTATTTCTGCATTTTCATAAACGTTGGTTTGGGAGAAGGCTCTGCATTACCTGTCGGTGTGCCTGTTCCGTGGCCTTCCGCCACTCCGCCGACAGGCTGGCTGAAATGCAATGGTGCGGCTTTTTCTGCTGAAGAATACCCGGAACTGGCAAAGGCTTACCCGACAAATAAATTGCCTGATTTACGCGGTGAATTTATTCGTGGCTGGGATGATGGGCGTAGTGCGGATGCGGGGAGAACAATATTATCCGCTCAGGGCGATGCCATACGTAATATCTATGGTGAGTTCAAGACTGTAAACACCGAAAATTATTCAATATGGGAATCAGTAGGCTCGTTTAAGGGGGCAGTGGTGCCTTTGAACCCCTCAACGAACAATAGTTATTTCTCCTTAGTCAGAAGTATGGTGACAGAAAGGTCCGAGGGCGGTGTTTACCCAAAAGTGATTGGCCTTGATGCTTCAAGAATTGTTCCAACTGCAAACGAAAATCGACCCCGTAACATTGCCTTTAATTATATCGTGAGGGCTGCCTGATGGATAAAGCTATATTAAATAAGGAACTCATCGCCACAAAGGCGGGAGATATTACCGTTTATAATTATGATGGTGAAACACGAGAATATATTTCCACATCAACCGAATATCTTGCTGTGGGTGTCGGTATCCCGGCATGTTCCTGTTTAGATGCTCCTGGCTCATATAAAGCTGGTTATGCAATTTGCCGTTCTGCAGATTTTAACTCATGGGAATATGTGCCAGACCATCGCGGTGAAATCGTCTATAGCACCGAAACAGGAGAATCAAAAGAAATCACAGCTCCGGGTGATTACCCTGAAAAGACAACCACTATCGCCCCGTTAACGCCATACGATAAATGGGATGGTGAGAAATGGGTGACGGATACCGAGGCACAGCATAGAGCAGCAGTAGACATGGCAGAAACACAGCGGCAGTCGCTGATTGATGCTGCAATGGTTTCCATTAGTCTGATTCAACTGAAATTGCAGGCCGGGCGGAAGCTGACGCAGGCAGAAAACACCCGACTTAACGCCGTGCTGGATTACACTGACGCGGTGATGGCAACAGATACCAGCACCGCGCCAGATGTCATCTGGCCAGTTCCTCCTGAGACGGTTTAATCTCAATCAGAATGGGTTCTCCCTTCTCGTTAACAGATATTTCCATTCCTTCAGGGATTTCAGATGCAGTAAAAAACCAGTTATCTTCTGGTAATTCAACAGCCCCGGTCACGTCATGAAGACCGGGGATTACTTCAGTCAAAGTAACAGGATTAAACAGGCGCACAATAAACCCTCCAGGAAAAAGCACTTGTTGATGGTGTTCCGTCGTACATCTGGCAGCGGACATAAAAACCGGTATTAGTGACCTGGTCATCCACGATCATTGAAACGTGAACGTTATTAGATGTGCCCCCATAATCCGTTCCTATTCTTTCCGCTATGCTGATAAAACGTGAAAGCTTAGGTAGCGCAATTGGATAAACGACTTTAGCCAGTCCATTATCATTAGAACCCCCCGTTCCAAAGACTTCTATTGCACCATCTGACCAGCGTATCCACGCACCATTGGCATTAGCTCCTCGCTGAATGACATATCTGGCTTCTCCCAAACCAAGGTATGCGAGAAGACCAGCTACATCCTTTCCACTCAAATTGGTAAGCGTATTGTCCAGCGGTTGTTTACCTGCCAGCGCATTAAGCATTGTCGTGGCAAAGTTCGGATCATTCCCCAGTGCCGCCGCCAGTTCGTTCAGTGTATCCAGTGCCGCAGGTGCAGAACCCACCATTGCTGCAATCGCTGATTTCACAAAAGCTGTAGTGGCAATCTGTGTATTGTTGACCGACTGTGCCGCAGTAGGTGCTGTTGGCGTTCCGGTGAGTGCCGGACTCGACAGCGGTGCTTTTAGTGCCAGCGCATTGTTAATGGTGGTACTGAATTTCGGGTCATTGTTAATGGCTGCGGCAATTTCTTTCAGTGTGTCCAGCGTGGCTGGCGCACCGTTAATCAGAGCAGTAATAGCGGCCTGAACAAACTCAGTGGTCGCAATCCGCGTGGTGTTATTTCCTGCTGCAGGCGTCGGCGCTTTTGGTTCTCCGGTAAATGTCGGATTATGTTTCTGCGCATACTGGGTATGAGGATCTTGTGCGGCAATGTGGTTTCTCATCTGGTCATCCACATACAGCTTTAATTCCAGGACTTCATCATCCACGTATTTACGGGTTGCCAGCACTACAGCAGGGTCGATTTTCAGGGTGATATTGTCCGTACTGCTGGTAATCAGCACCATGCGCACGGTCTGGGTGCGCCCGCTGCCTTCAGCCAGTTGCGGCTTATAGCTTTCCGGGCAGTTGCCCACGGCAATCAATGCCCCGGACTCATCAAACAGGCCCACTTCACGTATCCACCAACCGCCCTCGTTTTCAGGGATCACCTGTTCAGCAATAATCTGGCTGCTGTTCTGCGGGTCGATATAAAGCATATTCAGCGCAGCCCGGCGTTTCTCATTTACCAGTGCCGTCTGCTTTGCGTCCGGAGTTGGCAATACTCCGCCGCCATCGCCCACCGCCATATGGGTAATTTTTAGCGGCACACCGAGCGCGGCGGCGCTGGCAAGTTTCGCCGCGCCAATATCCGTCAGCAGGGTATAAAATTTTGTGCTCATGGATTCACTCTCATTGTGTCAATAACATGGACCGCCCCGCCTTCATGCGCGGTGCCACCGGAAATAATCGTTTCGTTGATATACGGATAGATCGTGATTTCTTCGCCAAGATAGCTGGCAACCCCCATCCAATGTGGGCCGCTGGTCTGCAGATTGATGGACATGCCGATCATGTGACGGCTACATGGTTTGGCATCACTTATCAGCCTCTCAAGTTCCAGATAGGTATCTTCAGTGATGCCCTGGTCCTGCACGCCGATATCCAGGCGAAACGTTCCCGGTGCTTCTCCGGTCTGCCACCATTCAATAATGCGGATCAGGAAGCCGAACGGCTCCACCACCCGCCGCACAGCACTGGTGGTTCCTTTATGCTGATGTATATAAAAAGCATCCTTCACCACCTGGCGTTTGACGCTTTCTGTCCAGCTCTCGTCCCAGCGATCCACAGAGAACGCCCAGGCGAGATAAGGCAGGAAACTGACTGGACAGGTTGCCGGATTCCACAAGTCACGCAGCGGCACCTGCAAATCAGAAATCCCGCTGCACGCTTGCGCCAGTCGGCGCTCCAGTGGCGTTGAACCCGGTGGCAGCAGACTATTCATCAGTTCCCCCGTTGGTTACGCTCCACTGCGTACATGATGCCGCCTGCGTTTTGTTCAGGACCACATCCGCCAGCGGTGCAGCCAGTTCCACACGCTGCACACCTTCAACATGCAACGCGGCAAAGATGGCGCTACGGCGAATATCCCGACCAAGCCGCGTCTGACTGGCGATGTACTTCTGCAGGCTGGCTTTTGCCGCTGCCATTACCGGCTCTGCTTCTGGTCCCGGATAGAGAAAAATGGTGGCTTCCACGCGGTACGGGATGATTTCTGCACTGCGAACCGTCAGACGGTCAGCCACCGGGCGGACGTTCTCACTGTTCAGAGCTTTTTCCACCACGTCCAGCAGGTCTTTTTCTGCAGTTCCATCGCCTTCGCGGCTAAGGACAGTCAGCACCACCTCTGCAGGTGCCGGGCTGGTTGCACTGGCATCCGCCACCCGACCGTCGGCGCTTCGGGCATGAAATTCATAAGCTGCAGTTGGCCCCGCAACTGAAAGCCCTTCAAAGGCTGCAGGCACACGCAGGCGTAACGCTTCATCGCTTTCCATCACAGCTGCAACGGGCGGCACAGCGTCATTATCAGCAGGCGTCACCGTCAGGCGTTTCACGTTGTAGTTGGCAGCGAGCTGGTCAAGATCGCTGCCCATCGCGTAAGCCACCATCACAGCCTGCGCGGCTTCGTTAATGCGCTGGCGCAGAAGCAACTCACGGTAAGCGTTCTCCTGCAGCAATTTGGTGACGGGTTCAGATTCCAGTTCCAGCGTGCGGATCACTGCTTCCTGCTCATCTTTCGGATGAAGCGCCACAAATTCTGCCTTGCGTTCGGCAAGCAGCGTCTCAAAGTCCGGCACATCCACAATCTGCGGCGCAGGCAACTGCGAAAGGTCAATCACTGCCATTCTCTGCTCCTGTTGATACGGAAAGGGAAACAGGCACACCGTTATTACGCCGCCCGGTCAGCTCCACCACCATTGAACCGTCAAAATTGCTGTTGATGGTGATGGAATCCAGCGTCAGCCGTGGCTCCCAGCGACTCAGCGCCACATACACTGCCGACATGACCTGCAGGCGTAATGCCGGATTTTGTGGCTGGTCTATCAGTGTCGACAGCAGGGAACCATATTCACGACGGGCAATGCGGCTACCCTGCGGTGTCAGTAGAATGTCCCGCACCGACTGACGCAGATGGTCAATATCAGTAATGGCTTTACCGCTGGTATTGTTCATCCCGATATAAAGCGTCATACCGGGCCTCCGGTTGTATCGCCGCCTTTCAGGACGCCAGTATGCTGATGCGCATCAACCACGATCCCGTTAGAACTCATCGCTCCGCCGCCCTGGGTAACGCCACCATTGATCACCACTTCACTGTTAATGCGCGTGCGGTCAGCCTCCAGTACAAACTCACTGGTTTTCATGGTGATGTTGTCAGCGGCCTCAATGACCATTGATTTGATGCCCCTGACATGCCAGCGTCCGGTGGCGGGTTCGTATTCAAACCAGCCACCGTCAGGATGTTCTGTCACGCAGGCGTCCGCCGACGTCGACGGTGGCGCGAACTGATTCGAATAGATGGCGGGTAACGCAAAGGCGGTTTCCAGATTGCCGCCCAGACTCAGCAGCACCACCTGCTCACCTTCCGATGGTCGCCACCATGTGCGGGCATTCCCGGCACGCAGCGTCAGCCAGCTGATCCAGTTAGTTTCAAGCTCGCCCGTTTTCACCCGGCAAAGCCAGTTTTCCCGGTCCACTTCGGTGACTACACCTGTGCGGATCAGGTTGGTGATAAGGCGCATGATTTCGGTTAATTGTGCGTTCATAGGGAAAGGTTGCCATCAGGGGAAGAAAGGCGGCAGTGCCGCAACTTGTATCAGTGCTGGTACAAAAATCACCCCGCCAACCATTGCAGAATCATGTCGCGGGTCATTGCCTCAACATCATCATTTACGCCCAGAAGGCGACGCTCTGCGTAACGGACCTCCGGTCCTTTGCGGCTGACGCGATCACGCAGGCCATAATGGTGAACGCGGGCAATGCGCTGCACCTTACCTTCAAACTGCACGCTGGCAGAATCCTCGCTGGCGGCGGTTTTCAGGTATTTTGTGGTGCGAAGTTTTGTAAACATCTGCCGTTTGATACGGCCTTTTTTACTGCGTGCTGTTACTCGCCTCGGTTCATAGCTGCTGCCATCAGGATTGAGTTGCATCCTGATGTTCTGCTGCTGTGTCCGGCGCAGTTCCTGCGCCAGCTGGCGCATCATGCGGCTTCTTGCGGCTGGTTCCAGATTCGCCAGCAAAGCACTCAGCCAATCGTCCACCTTCTGCAGTTCAGCCACGTTTCACCGTCCACATTTCTTCAGGTTCATCGGGTTCCGCTACCGCTTCAACACTCGACACACTGCCGTCAGTGCTGACCAGCACACGCTCCGTCAGTTGCAGGTTAAGGCTGATATCACAGACATCGTTGCGCAAAATATCCACCTCAAAGGTGAATAGTTTTTCCCGTAACGCCGGGTTATTGATGGCATCGGGCTGGTTATCACGCAGCCACAGCAAAACCGGGGCCATCAGCAGATTCTGGTCGCCGCTGAAATCCTCAATCACCACGTTGAGGGTATAACGGTACTCCCATGACATGGAGCTGGCCCCCGTGGCAACCAGCGAACCGTTATCCACAAACAGATGCAGTTTGTCCGGGTTATTGCGGACATAAGGCACTGCTTTATTGAGGGCGTGGCGCAGGGACTGTGGTTTGTTCACTGTTTCGCTCCTGACACGCAATAATCATGTCCACTTTGTCTGCACAGACCGCCCAGGCGGCCTCCGTTTCATCCAGCAATGCGTTCAGATCACCGTTAGTGCGCGGCGCTGCCTGCTCCAGCCGACACGGCGTCACTCGCGGACAACCACTGACGGTAAGCTGCACCTCCGGTGAGTGCCGGACGTTCCCGCAGCCGGATAATGTCAGCAGGCAAAGGAGTATCAGCCCAGCGGCGTAAATCCTCGTTCTCACGTTTCAGTTCCTCGATCCGGCGTTGTCGTTGTCTCAGCAGTGCGCTGGTCTGTTCTGCTTCGGCGTAGAGCCGCGCCTGCTCCCGATTGTTGGTTTCAGCCAGAATGGACAGACCGATCAGCTGGCTGTTTTTCTTCGTCAGTTCTTGCGCTTTACTTTTCAGCGCCGCGCGCTGCGTTTCGATGGTGTGGCTGGGG